GTAAAGAACTTACTGATGAGAGCAAGACTCACATGGTCAAAGAAATGGGAGATGTGTTCTGGTATCTGGCGCAAGCATGTCTTGCACTGGGAGTTGATTTTCAGACTGTTGTTGTTACGAACATGATTAAACTTGCTGCACGTTATCCTGAAGGCACGTTTGATATCTACTATTCTGAGAATCGGAAAGAAGGAGATATCTAAATAGTATTGGAATGTTTGTGTACCCTCCACTAAATAAGTGGGGGGTTTTCTTTTATGGGCATTAGCGAATTTAAAAAAGCAAGCAATGGTCTTCACTATTGGAAAACTTTTGCTGCAAAGATTCAAAACGGTGTTGCTCTTCTCACCAAAGAAGGACATGTTACGATAGACAAGACTGATAAGCGTTGGGGGTTTTTAAAAACTAGTAATAGGTTTGATACCAATGCTGAGATTGGTATGGAACAATTTAAGAAAGGTAGAGGATATTCTTTTCCTAAACTTGGTGGTGGTGAGGTTACACTGGGTGCAATCCTCAAGGCAAATGTAAGCGTAGGAAGTCCTAGAAAGAAGTATAACCTCGGTAACGTAGCAGAAGGTGTTCTTGCTTTTGCTATTGCTGCGAGATTTTTAAATAAGAATAGAAGAATTGCAGAGAGCGATCTCGTTAAGGTTTTGAATGAAGTTAAACCTACAAGATCTGGAACTACGTCGGGTAAGACATTCCAGTCAGCAAATGCTCCTCATCCTAAGATGAAAAAAACTTTGTTTGATGATGTGAAGGTAGTTGTAAACCTCACAGCAGCAAACATGGACATGTTGTTTACGAGTGACCCTGACGAGTATGAGGTTTTGAGAGAACTTATGCCGTCATGTATTGCATATGCAAACTCACAAGAGATCAATACTGCGGCACTATTGATGTATCGAAATGGGAAGAAAGATTATATTGATGTGATTGCTGATGGTATTGGTGACGAGACAGGAACAAAGGTTGATGTAAACCTCATCATCAATAACTCTAGGAACATCTCTATTCCTGGTAATACAAATGGTACGAAACTAAGACTGACTCAAATTTCATTGAAGAGGGATGTGGATCAGTTTGCTCAGGTTGGTGGTTGGACTATGGATAAGACTGATGAATTATGGGGAAAGATTCTTGGTACTAAACCCTCTACATCTGGAGCAGTACAACAGATCTATGCTGATTCTGCTGAAATGAAAGGAACCACAGAGGAAGTTGCTGCTGAAACTATGAGGAAAGTTTATACATGGGCTCATCAGCAACTGGGAAGCAAGTTTAGAAACAGAGTGTGGTTGGAAAATTTTGTTGAGGTGTTGGACAATTTTGCAACTTATAAAGAAGAGAACGTAGCACTGGTTGAGATCAAAGGAGACACGTTCCATAGATATGATTTCAAAAAGTTAAAGGTCGCTCTTGTAGGGTTTCCTGAGGCAGACGTTCCTGCTAACCTTACTTTAAGTTCTGAGTACATCGTTGGTGCTAGTGGTCTTCCCACAGTTAGAATCTCTGGAACTAACAAGAATGATAATAAAAAGTATGATCTAGTTCAGTTCCGATTCAAGATGGAAAAAGGAACTGGTGGTGTTCCTAAAGCGATCCGTAATTATGTTGAAAAACGTTCTGGTCTGGAGGACTATATCGGATGAGCAAGAACACTCACTTAGAGCACTTAGAAGATAGTATCCTTCTTGATGGAAAGGATGGTATTACTGATGCGTTTAAATTTTTAGATCTATTAGCGAAGACATTTACCACTGGTGGATCTAATGCGTTCAAGATTACTACAAAGTGGGATGGAGCACCCGCTATATTTTGTGGTATCTATCCTGGTACAGACAATTTCTTTGTCGGAACTAAATCAGTATTCAATAAAGATGCGAAGATTAACTACACTGACTCTGATATTGATAGAAATCATGGTCATGCAGCAGGACTGGTTGAGAAACTGAAGGCATCACTTAAGCATCTTCCAGAACTTGGTATCACAGGAGTCGCGCAAGGTGACCTTTTGTTTACCACTGATAAAAGGCAAAGAATAATTGATGGTAAAAACTGTATTACGTTTCAACCTAATACTATTACATATGCTATTCCAGAAGATAGTGATCTTTACGAGAAAGCAAGAAAAGCAAAACTCGGTGTTGTATTTCATACATCATATACTGGTAAGGATGTAAGCACGATGAATGCTTCTTTTGGATTTGATGTTAGTAAGCTTAAAACTTCTGATGATGTTCTGGTTCTTAGTGCAGAGACAGGAACACTAGGTAATGATACGCTTCTTACGAAAGCAGAGAAGACTAAGTTAGGACAACTAAGAACTAAGGCACCAGCGATGGTACGTAATGCAGGTTCATTCTTAGATGAGGTAGCAGAACAGATTGTTGCTAAAGATCAATTGACTATTGGACCAAGATTAAAGATCTTTTTTAATGCTTATGTCCGTCAGGGAAAAACTGTTCCTTCTCCTGATATTTTCTATAGAGAATTTACAAAGTATTTTGAGACTGAGTGTCAGAAGGCAGTAGATAAAGTTAAGACTCCTAAGGCAAAGGCAACTAAACTCAAGAAAATGTTTGATGGACTTGAGTTCATTGAAAATAATAAGAGTGCTTTAAATAGTACCGTTCAACTATATAAGTTGTTGCAAGAAGCAAAGTTAGTATTCATCCGCAAACTTGAGAAGGGTGAGAAAATCGGTACTTATCTCAAGACTGAAGGTGGATATGAAGTCACAGCACCTGAAGGTTATGTTGCTATCAGTGAAGGCACTAATGCTGTGAAGTTGGTAGACCGTTTGTCGTTTAGTGTAGCAAACTTTAACGTATCCAAAGACTGGGTATCTGGAGATAAATGAAACGAGTAGTATTTGCTTGGGGTAGATTTAACCCACCGACAATTGGACATGAAAAACTTCTGCTAGCAGTTAAAAATATTGCTGGTCAGGATGATTTCTTTATCTACCCTACACATACACAGGACAAGAAGAAGAATCCTCTGGATTCTAAAACTAAGTCTGATGTGATGAAAAGAATGTTTCCTACAATGAAAACAAATATCATTTACGATCCCAATATTAAAACTATTATTCAGGCATTGCAACAGTTACAGGGAACATATCATGACTGCGTGCTTGTATGTGGATCGGATCGTGTACAGTCATACGATAAAATGATTAGTAAGTATAACGGTATTGAATATACATTTAGGAATTTAGAAGTTGTATCTGCTGGTGAGAGAGATCCTGATGCTGATGGTGCTGAGGGTATGTCTGCTAGTAAAATGAGAGCAGCAGCACTTCAATCTGACTTCAATTCATTCAGAGAAGGAATGCCTAGAACTATCTCGGACAATGACTGTAAAGCACTAATGGATAAGATAAGAAATATCATGCTAAACTAAATATATTGAAGGATATCGTCATTAGACTTCCAGCAAATTTCAAATGAAGAATTTTAGAGATCTAAAAGAACAAGCGGTTCGCCAGCAGTATAGAAAGAAAGAATCTTTCACTGAAGGACAAGTTGTTATGCATGTTAAGACTGGTGAAAAAGGAAAGATTATTCGCACGGGTCCTAACTATGTTATTTGCGTCACTGAGGGGAACGATATGTTCCGTGCATGGGTTCGTGATATCAGGGAAGTGAACGAAGTTATAAATAAACCCAGGAGAACACTATTTTTTACTCATGGACAAGCCAACACCTTCAACATCCGTGCGTCATAATGATGACCTTTCAAAGGCACTGATTGAATCTTATATGACTTGGATGGACGGTGATACCTTCCAAGGTTCATCGGTGCAGGAGGAGGGCATTCCTTCACTAGAGAAGAAAGAAGATCTAGATGACGGAACCAAGAAAGATCCTAAAGCAAATGCAGGAAGACCAGATCCTGTAGGCGGTGTTAAGCAGTCCCATGGTGCTGAGATCCGAGATACTACAAAACTAGTAGCGAGGGAGGAAGCGGAAAATGTCGAAGAGGCAAAGAAAGGACTCTACGCCAACATCCATGCCAAGAGAAAGCGTGGAGAGTCGCCTGCAAAGCCTGGATCCGAAGACTATCCAGCAAAGGATGCGTTTAAAAAGGCTGCAAGAACTGCTAAGGAAGAGGTATCCTTTGAACTAGAAGGTGTTACCTATACTTTTGAGAGAGAAGTTATTGAAGAAGGCATGAAGCAGGCACGTAAGAATGTCGGTGCTTCTACCTGTTGGAAGGGATACAAAGCAAAGGGAACTAAGACTAAGGACGGCAAGGAAGTTCCTAACTGTGTTAAGGAAGAGGAGATTCAAGAGAAGAAACTTGACCCTGTAAACCATAAGGCACTCAAGGGTGATCACGCAGACAGAAAGGACAAGGACATCGACAATGATGGCGATGTAGATAAGTCCGATAAGTATCTTCACAACCGTCGTAAGACAGTTAGCAAGATCATCGCTGCGAAGAAGAAGTCCGCAAAAAAGTAAGCGAGGCTTGTGGTTGCGACGACAAGCCTAAAACTAAAGGCAAGGTCGTAGAGATCATGCCTTCAATTGATGATGGTAAGGATCCTAAAAATCCTAAGAAGAAAAAGGACATCACCGTAAAAGAAGAGGCACCGAAGGGAAAAAAGTATGAGCGTATGATCAAACACATCAAACGATCATACGCTAAAGATGGTAAACTCACAAAAGATGAGAAGTCCATTGCATATGCTACTGCCTGGAAGCACAAAAATAAGAATAAATAGTATAGCCCATTGAGGACCATACTATGTTCGCCTTCCTACTCCCACTTGCATCGAAAATTATCACAGACGCTGTTGCTAAGATCCCCGAGAACGAGGAACTTGGTGAGAAGCTCATCGAAATTTGCCTGGTAATTCTAGGTAAAGCAGTCAAACTAACTAAGACTGATATGGATGATCAACTGCTCGAAGCAGTTGCTGCAGCAATCAAAACACGCGACGAAGCGTGATATAATATACTGAGGAGGGGCAACCCTCCTCTTTTTATAAATAAAATCTAGGAAATCATATTACGAGAGTCTATACCAATGCCCATCCTCGGACTTATCGATGCAGCGACATTTGCGAATACCGTTGCCGTCACAATTAACTCACCAACTGTAACCAAAAACGCAGCAGACGAGATCGCCGCAGGTGATATCATCGTTCTTGGTGGAGTAAGATACTTTGTAAAAGCTGTAGTTAGCGACACAGAGATTACTCTGGGAACTGACTATACAGGCGCTACAAATGCTGCTCTAGCAGGAGCACAGCGTCGTACTGCTCCCAAGGCACTTGCTGACTACATCATCCGTGGTGGTGATTCATCAGCGGGTGATGTTCAAATCATTGGATTGAGCAGAGATGAAGCACAACTTGCTAACAACAAAGCAAGAGGACTCTCGATGCCTGGTTGGTGGGCATATAGAACCTATACGGATGGTGAGGGCAACACCCGTCATAAGGCAGAGTGCATCGCATCATTCAAGGATGGTTCTAGAGTATCTGGTGACTTCGCTGACGAACCTGCAGCAGCAGACGCATTGTCTGTCGTTACTATCGACACTCAACCTACCGCACAATCGACTTCGACTCCCGCTGGTGGTATCCTAACCTTCACTGATAACGGTGCTGCTGATGGTAGCAGAACCCCTGGTACATACACCATTACTGATGCAGCAGGTTCTGTTGCTGGTACACTTGCAGACTTCACGGTTGTTGTTGCTAATGACGGTACACCAACAATCACTAAGGTTTCTGGTGGTACAGGGTATGCTGCTGCTGAGACCATCACAATCGCTGATGCTGATCTAGGTGGTGGCGGTGGTGCTGCAGTTGTTATCACAGTATCTACTGTCGCAACTGCTGCTGCAACCTTCAGTGTTGTTGCTTCTGTAACTGGCGCAGGTTCCGCTGCATATCAATGGCAGGTTAGCACCGATGGCGGTGTTGACTTCGCAGACATCTCTGGTGCAACTTCTGCAAACCTCGCACTCACTGGTCTAACAACTACTGAGAATGGTAACTACTACAGAGTTAAGGTTGGAACTGGAGCAGCAGGTGCTGCTGAGGTAGTATCTGCAGAGGTCAAACTAACCGTAACTGCTGCATGATCTAAATGAATTTTGATGAACTTACCCAGGAAAACTGGATACTCTTCGCTATTAAGCATTATGATAACCCGCTATCTGTAACCTATGAAGACTTTGATGAAGATCTAAAAAGATTCAAATACATCAAACGTCTTCTTAGGCGTTACGAGACAACGGGAGATTTCAAAGTTCATCTGATTTTAAATCATATCATTGTACTTTATAATGCTTTTGGTGATGCGGCGACACCGCTTTTGTTTTATAAAATTGATGCAATACATTGGTCTATTTTAAGAGCATTCATGTGTTTCTTGGATAGACTTCCTCCATCCCTAAATACTGATATCGACCAAGAATGTCTGAGGCAACTGAACCTAATTTGAATGAAATGATGGCTGGAGATGGCGCTGCTCTCTCCATGCCGCCTGCATTTGTATTCGTTAACCCTAAGTCTGCTCGTCGCTATAAAAAAGCGAACAAGGATATGGTCGATGGTCGCACCAAGGGTGCTCGTCAACTCCTATCTCGTATCACTAAAAGGAAAATGAAAGAAGATCTAGAAGTAACTATTTCTGAAGCGGCACCTTCTGAGACGGAACGTGCTCAAAAGACCATTTCTCAAATGAAGAAACTAGGTCGTCAGAAAGACCTGCAAAAGAAACGTGATGAGGCGAAGAAAAAAATGCAGGGTAAGTCCAAAGAAATGGACATCCTAATGAAAGCAAGACTTTCTGATTTTAAAAAGAAAGCAAGTGACCAAACTAAGAAATTGAAGAAAGAAGAAATTACTATGGACAATACTATGATTGTTGAAAACTCTGATGCTCTCGATGTAGCACTTCAAGTTGCTACCCAGGAACTAGATCCTCGTGGTGAAACATCATTCGCGAAGATTACATTCGGTGATGGTTCACAACAAAACCTAGATAGTTTTTCTGCTAAGAGAATCGCTGCTGCATATGCACAGCTAGATGATTCTCAACAGCAACAGTATCGTTACATGT